ATAAATGCTTATGAATTTTTAGATTTATTAAAGTCGGTTTCAAATTTGGTAAATGACAATTTAATTAAAAACAAATACGACTACGAAGAACTTGTTAATGCTATGGAAAACGAACAAAAAGCACTTATGCAGCAACAGGCAATGCTTCAACAATCTCAAACATTAAAAAATATAGCTGATGCAGGTGCAACATCAAATGATGCAATGAATATGTCAGGAATGGAAGGAATACAAAATTATGCAAACAAAGAGCAAGGTTGATGAAATTATTGAACAACAAAAGGAAGCGCAAGAAAAACAAATTAAAGAAATTGCAGATTTAAAACTTTGTTGCAAAGAAATATTTTCAAACAAAAACGGAAAATTCTTTTTGAAGTATTTAAAGAAAATTTGTTTTTGGTCAGAACAAGATTTAAACATTAACAATGAAATTTTGATATACAAAAAAGGAAGACGTGATATTTGGTCGATAATAAGAAACGTCTTACCAAAAGAAATACTTGCGCATATAGAAATATTTGATGATGAAGATTAATTAAAAGGAAAACGAAAACATGAGTGAAGAAAATTTAAACGAAGGACAAGGAACAGAACAAGGTCAAGGTTCTGATAACGGTAATCAGGACTTAGATAATGGTTCACAAGGTTCTGATTTTGCAATTCCTGATGAGTACAAAGAAAAAGGTTGGACAAAGTTTTTTGACGGAAAATCAGGTGATGAATTAAAAACAGAATTATTCAGAAGCTATGACAATTCTCAAACACTAATCGGTAAAAAAGTTGAAGATTACATTAAAACTACCGATTTAAAAAGTTTAGATAACTATGAAGAAATTAAAGCTGCACTTGAAAAGCAAATTGGCAATCAAGTTGAAGTGCCTAATGAAGCAAAAGAATATGAACTTGAAAACCTTTTAAATAACGAAAAAGGCGAAAAAATACTTAACATTGAAGATGATGCAATTAATTTCTTTTCAGACAAGTTTAAAGAACTTGGAATGTCAAAAGAACAGGCACAAAATTTATTTAGCAGTTATATAAAATATGGTATTGATGAATTTCACAAATATACAAATGCTGATGAACTTGAATCATCAATAAAAAGTATGTTTAATGAAGGAAATTCACAAGAAAAAAGCCCACAAAGAAAAACAGTTGAAGGGCTTTTAAAAGAATTTTTGCCACAAGAAGACCAACAAATAATTCAAGATATTGTACCGAATAAAGTTATTGAAATGTTTTATAAAGTCGGTAAAGGTCTTGTTGATAAGTACGGATATAAGGAAGGTTCAAGTAATTCGGGCAGTGCTTCAAAATTCAGAATGTCTGAAGCTGATAGAAATGCTGAATACGATAGACTTTATAACCGTCTTGTTGAACTTGACAATTCACCAAATCAAAAAGTTGGTGAACGTGATGAGATTGTTAAAAGAATGCGTGAATTATTTAAGTAGGAAAGGAATATCATTATGGCAGAATTTTTATATAAAGTTGAAGGAATATATGAAACAGACAAAGGTTCAGGTAAAGATTATACCAATTTTTCTTTTGATATAAAATTATCAAGATTTTACCCTGAAGGTGCAGGTTCACACATTTTAAGAAGATTTTTACCGATTCTAATTAGAAAACAAAAAAATAAACCTTTATTATCGGGAATCCGCAGTTGGCTAATTACAGACGTGCAAAAAGTCAATGATGACTTCCCTCTTGTTGGTAAAGAAATTTCAGAAATGAATGAACAGGAAATACAAGAACTTGCTTGTATGTATGACATTTTTGAAATACCTTTACCAAATACTATGTCAATAACTGAACTTCGTGAAAAAGCAATGCTTGCTTATATGAAGAAAGTTTTAAAAATTCCTATGAAAACACCTGAAGAACAAGCAAAACTTGACTTCTTCAAACGACAACCTGATGGAACGCTAAAGTTAGACTTAGGAAAAGAAAAACTTGTTGTTACAGTTGTTGATAATTACCTTGGTAAAAAACAGGTAGTTAAGAAAAAATCATTATCTGATTTTATTAAAAACGCAGGTCAGACGGTTGCAAATGGTATTCTTGCAATGACAGGAAACATTGATGAAGGTCAAGATGACAGTCAACATGAAACAGGTAATGATGAAACAAATGACGGATATCCGTCATTAGATGACCTGCAAAATCCACAAAACGCACAATAATTGTGTAAACCGTTAAAAATAAACAAGCTAAATTTTAGCACTTATTTTTAACAAATTATATTTGAAGAAAATCTGTTATTTGCTTTCTGCAATACACAGGCAATTTCGGAAAATGTAAAAGTCGTATTACTCATGCACTTTCATTATCCGAAGGTGCAAACAGAAAGGAAAAACAAATGACAGTTATTACAAATCCGAATTTAGACCACGCTTCATTATTACTATTTGAAAAAAACTTTGAAAGATTGGCAGCTAACAAAGATACTAAACTTTTGAATTGTCCTGCAATCAAACATATGGACATTAAAGGTATTTCAAATATTTCACGTATAGAAGGTAATGACCTTGTTGACGTAACGGCATCAGGCAGAAATCCTTCAAAACAATATTTGACAATTAGAAATGATAACAGAAAATCTGTTGCAAAAAGATTTACAGGTACATACCTTGTTGATTCATATGACCGTGCAGTTAAACTTATTACTGACCCGACATCTGATTTATTCCAAAATCTGAAAGAAGCAAAAAACAGATTAACAGATAAATGTATCATTGATGCTGCGGTTGGTTCTGTTACAGTTGGTGCGCCTGATAGCGCAGGTTCAACTTTAACTGCTGCACAAGACGGTGTTGTTACAATTGCAGGTACAACAAACTTTAATTATGCAACAGTTATATCACCTGCAATCACACAGTTCAAAAATCAATATGTTGATACTTACGGTGTAACACTTGCAATTTCTGCAACTGAAGAACAAGCATTACGTGATGATGATAAATATATGAATGCTCTATATTCTAATCAAAACACAGTTGATAAAGGAACTATTACAAATGCTTCAGGTTTCAATGTTGTAACATTTGCAGGTAATACACAAGGTGGTACAACCGTTGATTTACCGATATTACCTGAATCTACTGCAAATGTACGTTCAAATGTTCTTATGGCACCAAAATCAATTGCATATGCAGTTGAAGTTGGAAGATTGGATTGTGAACGCTCTGCAACTCATGTAAACAGTTGGGAAGTAACAATTGATATGTGGGTTAAAGCAGTTAGACTTCAAGGTTCTAAAATAATCATACTAACTTCTACTATGTAAGTATTCTATCCGTAAAGCAGACTTGATTTTATGCAAGTCTGCTTTTTTTCGTATGTAAGCAAAAGGAAAATAAATATGATTACATCAAATATTGATATATGCAATATGGCACTTGATTATTGTAATGTCAGAAATATTACATCAATTGATGAAAAAACAAAACAAAGTGAAAAATGTAAAATGTGGTATGACACGGTAAGAAAATCATTGCTAATGAATATGAATGCAAGTTTTTCAATAAAACGTGCAATATTAGCTGAAGTAACAAATGTTATACCAGTTTACGGTTATACAAAAGCGTTTTCATTACCGCATGACTGTTTACAGGTTCTTAACTTAGATAGTCCTATTTCGGATAGATATTATCAGATTGAAGGCAATTACTTTTATTGCAATCAATATGATGAAGATGAATTAATCAAAATCAGATATATAGCAGACATTGAAGACGTTACAAAATTTGATGCGGAATTTTGCGATTGTCTTGCATTAAAACTTGCAGAAAAAATTTGCACCGCACTAACGGAAGACGAACAGAAAACAAGTATGTTAAAACAACTTGCACAACAAAAATACGTTGAAACATCAACAAAATATGGTCGTGATAACAGAATTGTAGTTATTAATACACCAAAATACAGACAATCAAAATACTATGCTGAAATACAAGATTTTAATTATCCTATGAGGTAGAAAATGAGAACATCAATACCAAAAAACAATTTTTCTTCAGGTCAGATTGACCGTGATGTTAAAGGTCGTGTTGATTTACCGATATTTCAAAACGGGAATGAAATTTCACGTAATTTTTTTCATACTATAAAAGGTGATTGTTATTATAGAACGGGCTTTGAATTTATAGATGAAATTTCAAATGCTGCATTGTATGAGTTTAAATTTAGTCAAGAACAAGCATATCTTTTAGTTTTTACAACTGAAAACATTGATTTTTATTCATACAATGCTTCAGGTCAATTTGTAAGAGTTCTTGATAGTGATGCAGAGCCTTTGTCAGTTTCACATTCATGGGGTAGTGATGTATTTAATTTAAGTATTACACAAAATTGTGATGTTTTATATATTGACCATAACAGTGGTCAATATCCTGAATATAAGCTGACAAGAACGGCAAGCAATGCGTTTACTTTATCAACCACAACATATACAAACACTGGTACGGCAAGTTTATCAAGCAGTTCACCGACAGAAAATCACGGTTATCCTTGTTCTTGTGCATTTTATGAAAACAGATTAAATCGCTGCTCGTCAACTAATTACCCGACATATTTATATGGTTCAAAAGGTGCAGATTATGACAATATCACAGTTGGAACAGGAACAAATGACGGGTATCAATTTGACCTGTCAGAAGCAAATTCAAAAGCATTGTGGTTAATGTCAGGTGTAAACAGTTTACTTGTTGGAACGGCAGAAGGTATTTTAACGGTAAACGGTGGAAGTGTAACAAGTGCAATTACACCTTCTGATATATCTGCAAAATTATCTTGTCGTGAAGGTGTTTCATCCGTTAAACCGATTCATAAAGACAATTATGTATTTTTCGTTTCAAGCAACAACAGACAAGTTTATATGTTTGAATATGATGTTTTACTTGAACAATTTAAAGCAACAAATTTATCAAAAGCAAATTATGAAATTACAAAAGGCGGTATTAAAAAACTTGCAAACAAATACGATAGATTTGGTTTAATATTTGCTTTATGCGGTACAAAACTTATATCAATTTGTTTTTCAAATGATGAAGCAGTCAATAGTTGGTCTGAATATATAACTGACGGTGAATTTATTGATATTTGTTCTGTTACAAGACCTGATGGTAATTGTGATTTATTTGCAAACATTAAACGTACAATAAATGGAACTACAAAATATTATCTTGAAAGATTAACTGAAGCAGTTGAATTTTCACGATTTGAAGATTTTATTTCAGATATTCCAAAAAATTCAACCGCACAAGAAGTTTTGGAAATAAAAAAACAAGATAAATACGCATATTTCAGACAGGTTGCAGAAGAATTACGTGAATGTAATCACCTTGATTGCTCTATTAAATATTCAGGTTTACAAAATACAAGCATAACTTTTAATGAAGAAACAAACATAATAACCGTAAATGAAACCGAATATGTTGAAGAATTGTACGATAGTACATATACGGATGCTGAAATATCTAACGGTTTTATAAAAATAACATTACCCGATTATATGATTGGAAAAAACGGTGCAAAAAGTGATATTGTTGGTATTTATAATACCAGTTATGTCAACAATCTAAACGGGTTAAGGGTTGGTGCAAATTTATATAAAGTTGTAAATAAAGAAATTTATAACGGTAAATATACCAATTATCAAACTTCAGGAACTTGGCGCAGTATAACATTTACAAACAGTTTTAAAATATTTAATAATACTACCAATGCAAACATCCTGTATTTTCAAGGCACTATGGGAGTTAATAAAGAATTATACGCAAATCCATATGGCGCAGGATATATTTATGTAGGTAAAGTAACGGCAATTAATACTACAAAGAAAACCATAACAATAAATGCAGATATATTAACACCTTCTGAAAATTATTATATGGGTGAAGTTTTAACTTTAGACACGAATGAAAAAGAAATTAGTGTTGGATATTATAAAAATGCTTTTAAATCATCTGATGTCGGAAAAAGAATATGGTATAAAACGGTTACAGGTCGTGAATATGGAATATTTGATATAAAAGAATTTATTGATAACTATAATGTAAAAGTAACCAAAGTTCTTGAACCAACAAGTAATTCATGTGATTCTTGGTATTTATCAGCAACATATTTTACAGGGCTTGAACATCTTGAAGGTAAAACCGTTTCTGTTGTTGGCAACGGTGGCTATATTGGTGATTACGTTGTTACAAATGGTGAAATTGACATATCTAATGCAAATGTTAATAAAGTAGGAACGGCAATTATAGGACTTAAATATAAGGGAATTTTAAAAAGTCCGAATTTAGGATTGTTATTACAGGGAACGCAAACATTTTCTAATATGAAAAATATTTATAAAATCGGTCTTCAATTATGTTTTTCAGCAGGTACAAAAGTTGGAAGTAATCTTTATGATTTACAAAATGTTCAAGAATTTAATCCTGAAGGACTTTATGATGTACCGCCATTGCCAATGGATGAATATAAAGAAGTGTTATACGAAGACGATTATGACCGTGAAAAACATTATTTTGTGGTTCAAGATAGTCCATTGCCATTGCATATAACGGCTATTATTCCACATTACAAACACGTATCAAGAACTTAAAATGAGAGGAGTTAATTAAATGATTTGGGCGCAAATATTTCAAGCTATTGCAAAAGCAATTACAAACGCTTATTCAACTTGGAGTTATTTAAAAGAATCAAAACAACAAGCGCGTGAAGCTGCACAACAAGCACAAGAACAAGCTGACCAAAGGGCAAAAGTTGCAAAATATAATATGCAGCAACAAAAAACATCATTTTTAAAAAGTGGTGTTTACTTTGATTCAGGTTCACCGGTTGAACTAATTAATGAAACATATAATGTTGCAAAAGAAGATATTAATGCTATAAATGCTGACAGTTTAAATGCACAAAAAAGATTAAAAAGAGCAGGAAGAACGGCATTTTTCAGTTTCTTAGTTGACCCTGTTGGCAATGATAGCAGCGGAATTGCAAGCAATATTTATTCATATTATCAAAATAAATCAGCAAATAATTCATCAACTTCAACTTTCAACAATGCTTCAAATTCAAAAAATACACAATGGTCAGGTGCAGCAGCAACAAGTAAAACAACTAAAATTGTTTAAGGATATAAAAAATGGGACATATTAACACATACAGAGATAGACAATATTTTGCGCATGAAATGACAGGTCATGAAGAATCACAAGGTATTAAACAAATAGGTGATACATTTTCCAATGCAATTAATACAGGTATTTCAGTTGTTCAAAAGGCAAATGAATCAACTTTAGCAAACAATCAAATTGACCTTTCAACAAAATTTCTTGCAAAAAATAATGAAATAAATACAAAATATCAAGCAGACCCGACAAATCCGCAAAGAGAAGTTGAACTCCAACAAGCATTTGATTCTCTTGCAAACCAATATAAAATTAATCCTTTGTGTCAACAACAATGGTCTGATATAAAGAATAATGTTTATAACAGATATAAAACGTACAATGCACAATGGGTTGAAAAGCAACAATACAGTAATATTCAAACTAATTTGCAAACAGGTTATGAAAACTTGACAAATCAAATTTCAATGTTAGGTATGAATGGTGCAAGTATTGATGAAGTAAAACTTGTTTATGCAAACGGTATTGAAGGTTTACGTAACGGTGCGGTTGCAGGTTTAGGTGAAGTAACAGTAAACGATTTTTTAAAAGATGCTAACCATGATGTTATGGCAACATATATTTCAGCACTTGCCTTAAACAATCCGCTTGAAGCACAAGCATTAATAAACCGTGAAGACGTAAGGAATGATATAGGTAGAGCAGAAACAATTGATAAATTAGAAAACTATATTTCAAGTTCATTAAAAAATCAAAGCACAAGAACGGCAGTTAATGAACTTGGTAATACTTTGCGTGCAATGAGTTCAGAAGATGCAAAAAATATTCTTGAAGGCAGGGCAGATTTAAGCAAGGTAATGAAATTTATTGAAACAAATAAAAATTTACCTGAAGGAAGTAAAGACCTTGTACTTGGCATTTATGGACTAGGTTCAAAAACAGATTATTACTATGATAGAGATAAAAAGAAAATTACAAAAGACCCTGAAGGGGGCAGTCGTAGAAGCGGTTCAAGAGTTGCGACTGCAAAAATGTCATCACTTGATAAAAGGTTATGTGCAGAAAATCTTGAACAAGAACTGCACGATTTAATGAGTTTTGAAGAAAATAACGGTATCAATAACGTCAAAGAAATTAAAAAAGGAAATCAACAAGAACAAGCGCAAGCAGGTTTGGTTGGATATATGAAAAACGTTGCACGCGTGCAGGGTGATATTGATACTGCATATAATTGTGGTGCAATAAGCAAAGCAACACGTGATAAAATGATGAATCAATATATTGCACCTGTTACAGATTACCTTGAAAAAAACCTCGAACAATTAGATGAAAAAAGTCTTGTCATTGCAGGTAATAAATTGGGTTATGACAGGATAAAAAAACAATTCAGTACGGAAGGTTTAAAGAAACAATCAGATATTCAGGAAGTAAACACACAGAAATTATTTGCACAAAATTATTATCTTGATGAATTATATAAAGCAAGTAAAAATCTTGGAATGAAAAGCGTTTATGATATTGAAAGTCTTGACCCCATTAAACAACAGGAAATATATAAAACCGCTTCTGATAATGCACTAAAACGTGCAAAAAGGTGGACTGATAAACCCGAATTATTTTTTGCTAAAGAATATCCTGATATTGCACTTCAACCGACAATGTATTTTAAAGCAAATCAAGCAAAAGCAATAAATCATATTGTTGCGCAACAAGTATATAAAAGAGAGTTTGAAAACCCTGACGGCACATCAAAAATAGATTTAAAAGACTATGCACAATTAAAATGCAAAGATGCAATTATGGAACAATACAAAAGAAATCAGTTAAGAGCCAATCAGGTTATGGGTTCATTAAAAACAGGTGATTACAGTATGCACGCACCATTGCCAAAAAGCTATAAAGAACTTGAAAACGAATTAAAAAATATGGGCTATACGGTAAAAGATTTTCATGAATTTGCAGTTGATAACGGTTATGTAGAACCGAAAAGTAATAATCAATGGCAACAAGGTGGATATTTAAACAAATGGTATATGAACGCATTGTTAGATTTAAGACAAGCAAAGACCATAAAAAATAAAGGAAAAAAATAATGGCATTATTTCAAGAACAAGAAACTGAAAATATTGATGTACAACAACCCCAAAATAAAATATATCAAGATTATAAAAATGAATTTGATTCAATATATTCTAACAAGCAAAAAATAATTAAAGAAAGACAAGAAAACGAGAATATACTTAATCAAAAATTAATATCGCCTGAAAAAATTCAAGAATGGAAAAACAAAGGCGGTATGACCGCTATTGATGTTTTTAATAAAAAAGATGCAAATGAACTTGTACCTTTTATGGGTACGTGGAAAGAAGGCACAAAGTCATTTAAGCTAAAAGAAATTTCTGATAAGGTCAGAAACGGTCAATATGTTACACCTGAAGAAAGGGAAACATATAATAAATTTATTCTTGATATGGCTGAAATTCAAACACGTGGAATGACAATAGGCGGTAAGTTTACAAATATTGGTCTTGAAACAATACCTTTTATGATTGAGTTCGGCGCAGGTTTATTAACTTCAGGCGGTGCAGGTTCAGTTGGTGCAACAACTTCAAAATTAAGTACACTTGCACTTAAAAAAGGAATTGCAAGACAACTTGTTGAAGGTGCAGGAAAAACGGCATTAAACGTTGTTCACCCGAAAACAATAGCGTTCAGTGCAACAAGATTACCGCAACAAGTGCGTGCAAGAATGGGTGATATTATGTTATCTGAAAGTGTTTCAGTATCACCCGAAGGACAAGCAATATTAAAGGAAGCAAAAGATAAACCATTCACCGCTTTTATGAAAGCATTGACCTTAACAAATATTGAAGTTGCTTCTGAAATGTCAGGTGCAATGTTAGTTAGACCGTTATTAAGTGCAGGTGGTAAATTAGGTAAAGTCATTGCAAGTCCTGTATTAAAACATTTACCTGAAGGTTTTGCAGATAAATTTGTAAATCTTGCAGAGCAGGTAACAAAATTGCCTTTTGCACGTGCAGTTGATGAATTAGGTTTTAACGGCATTTTAGAAGAAATGGGTGAAGAAAGAATTGGTGATTTATTACAATTTGCACTGAAACCATTATTAGAAGGTGAACAATGGACTTTTGAAGGTTTACTTGATGCGGTATTTCCTGCACCTGAAGATTTACTTGCAGAAGCTATGTCTTTTGGTGTAACAGGTTTAGGAATGAACGCAATTGATAAAGGTATTAAAGCAATACCAAAAGCAGGTGAAAAATATACAAAAGACGGTTATTTGATTGATGCAGGTATATTCAGAGTTGCAGGATATGATTCATACCTTGACAGAAAAGTTAAAGAAGAACTTGAAAAAAAAGGTAAGTCAGAAGAAGAAATTGACAGTGCAATAAACTTTTCAACACGTGATGATAAGGTTCAGTTTTTAAAAGATACAAACACGCAGTTTGATACGAAAAAAGAATTTGATGAAAAAGAAGCACAAAAAGACTTAAAACGTGTAGAAGTTGAAGAAAAAGCATATGAAAAATTTACGCAAGGTGGGAATGTTAAAAACGACAATGCTTATGCATTGGCTAAATTGTTTGGTGCATTTTACAAAAATCACGCACAAGGAAATAAAGAATCAGAAGCAAAATTTGATGAATGGTTTGATAAATTTCAGGTGCAATATGACGTGCCTGTTAATGGTCAGAAGGTTATGCAATATCAAGGTGTGAATGTTGCAGGCGCAAATGAAAATGAAGTTATAGATGCACAAAACGAATGGCAAGAAAAAGGAACTGAAAGCAAGTATTTTAAAAAGTGGTTTGGTGATAGTAAAGTTGTTGATGAAAATGGCAAACCGCTTGAAGTTTATCATGGAACTGAAAATGGCGGATTTAATAAGTTCGATAGTAATAAATCAAATTACGGTTATATTTCAGCAGGTTTTAACTTTTTTACAAATAAAAAATCTGCATATCCTAATTCTGCATCAGATTATGCAGGGAAAAACGGTCAGATATATGAAACGTATTTATCTATTAAAAAACCTCTTGAAATAGGATATAGAAGCACACCAAATGATAATTATTATAGTCCTGTTCAGTTTTGGGATTATAATCAATCGTACATAAGACGAGAATATAAAAAAGGGGATTATGACGGAATAATTATATATAACGAAGATAAAGCTAATGATGATAGCATAATATATTTAGTACCTAATTCTGAACAAATTAAATCTGTCAATAATCAGGGAACTTTTGATGCGGAAAATCCTAATATTTATTATCAAACAGGGATTAAAGAAATTGATGAAAGCCAAAAATACAATAATTTACCAAAAGATTTAAAAGATGCAATTGATTTTATTTATAACGGTAAATCGGTTTATGATGTTACGGGCAACGAATTTCCAAAAAATGGGGAAAGTTTAAATGACAGAATTTATCAATATTACAAAGAAAAATTCAACAATAATGTTAATATTGATAAATTAGGAAAAGTATTACTAGATAAAAGGAGTATAAAAGATAGTGCATATCACGGTTTATCAAACAATAAAGTAAACGCATTTGCTGCTGTACCCTATGTTTTACAACAGGGTAAATTTTTAGATGTAACAAAAGAAAATGGAAAAAACGAAAAAAGATATTTATTTGTTGCACCTATTACAATCAATGAAAATAACAACAAAGAAGAATACTTTTGTGAAGTTGTTGTAAAAAGTAATAAAGATAGACAAGGTTTTTACATTCACGAAGTTGAATTAAAAAAGAAACTTGCTGATGTGTTCTCAACCGCTCAACACGGCACATCCGCAAGTTCTAAATCTATTATAGCAGATTTAGTGAATAAATATAACCCTAATGTTAAAAATAATGAAGGAAAAATATTATTTCAAGCTGCATATCATGGAACACCGCATAGGTTTGATGAATTTTCACTTGAAAATATAGGTTCAGGTGAAGGCGCACAGGCGCACGGTTGGGGTTTGTATTTTGCAGAAGATAAAGATGTTTCAGAGAATTATAGAAGAACTCTTACAGGTGATTTTGAAGGGATGCCTGTTATACCCGTTGAAACTATTTATGACGGCAAAGAAATTACAGATGCGAATTTGGCACTTGCACTTGAGCAAGTTAAAAATCGTGGCAAAGAAGATGTGCTTCTTGACCTCAAAAGTACTTTACAAGCATTGGCGGAAGATTTGTATGAAATGAATACAGATTCAGAAGAACACCAAGAAACCGAATTTGAATATAAAGACACCGAAGAAATAATTGATTTTATTAAAAATGTTGATATTAGCAAATTGCAAGTTGCAAAAAGAGAAAAAGCTGGTCAATTATTTAAGGTTGATATACCTGAATCAGATGTATTGCTTGATGAAGATAAACCATTTTCACATCAACCTGAAAAAGTTCAAGAAGCGATTAGTAAAATTGCAGAAGATTACAATATTGAACAATTACAGATTGAAACAAAAAAACATTTTATTCAAAGAGTTATCAATAAATATGGTGAACAAGCAGGTAAAATTGTTGAAGAAATTTATGAAGCTGAAATTGAAAACAATGAATATGATGACATTGAAACAAATAAAATGGTTGAAGATGCTTGGGATAAGTGGAATCAATTTGAATTAGATAATGATATTGATAGAAGCAAAGATGACTTCAATATAAATGAAATTTATAAAACTTTGCGCAAAGATTTAACAGGCAGAGAAATTTATAAAATTTTAGTATATTATAGCGATGCAACAGGTTTTTCAGAAAGTCAAAAAGAAGCAAGTTTATTATTAAACAAATACGGTATAAAAGGTATTACCTATGACGGAAAGCAAGACGGCAGGTGTTATGTAATTTTTGATGATAAAGCGGTTGAAGTTTTAAAAACGTATTATCAGGAAGGTGAAGAAGAAGAAAAACGTATTGCAGGGTTTACTTATCCTGAAGTTTTAGAAAAACTTACTGAACTATATGAAAAACTCGGTCAAGAAGAAGATAAACTTTCTGAAGAAGAAAGAAATAGTATTATGGCAAAAGTGCATGTTCTTGAAGATGCGTTTGATGCAGCAGAAAACATTAAAAAGTTTTCAAATGAAGATGAAAAAATGAATATAATGTTAAACGCATATTATGTTATGAACAATCAAGAAATACCTGAAGAATACGTTGATACAGATAAAAAATCGGCTAGAACATATAACGACTTTGTAAGACTACACAGAGAAAAGAAAGAGAAAAAAGAAGCCGAATATTACGGATATTTTACCGAAGGGCAAAACAAAAATATTATTACAATTATGTCAAATTCTAATGCTTCAACGGCATTACATGAACTTGGACATTTATTTTTAAATGGTTTAAATGAACTTGCTAATGTTGATGAAAATGCACGCAAGCAACTTGAAGCAGTGAATAAATGGTTAGGATTTAGCGGTGAATATACAGTTAAACAACAAGAAAAATTTGCAAGAAGTTTTGAAGCATATTTATACAAAGGCAAAGCACCGAATAATTCTTTAAGACAAGTTTTTGAAAACTTCAAAGAGTGGTTAAAATCTGTTTATGAAGATATTACAAGCATTAAAGATGCTGACATATCACCTGAAGTTCAAGAATTGTTTGACAATATGTTTGGCGGTGATGAATATTATCAAGAAAGAAAAGAAGCAACAGAACTTTTAAAAAGAGTAAAAAACATTGTAAGAAAAGAACGTGTTGAAAATATACCTGTCAGAGATGATAAAGAACTTGATGAAACTGCAAAAAGACATAAAGAAATTGCATATCAGATTTTATCGGTTGGTACAGGTAAAGATATAAAATATTTAAAAACAATATTTGAAACAGGTTCAGATAAAAAATCGTTTGCAAAAAAACGTGAAGCGATTGAATTTTTGCTTGATAAAGTTGAAGACCAAATAACGACTTCAGGCGGTATGAGACAAGAATGGAAAGAATTTTTCAGTGATACCGGAGTTAATTATGATACTGATGAAGTCGGAAGTGATTATAAACTGGTTGAAAAAGCACTTGACACGATTATTAATAAAACATACGGTTATCAAAATATAAATAATGAACTTGATGAAAGGGCGCAATATTACGAAAAAGCAATTGATGAAGCAGATAGACAATATAAGGTTCTAATAAGCGAATTTAGGAACGGTAACAGAAATGTTGCATTGGCTGCAATATATGAGTGGCTTGAAAACATTGATACTGAAATAAAACAAGACTATGAAGACAGATTTATTTATGATTCAGGTGTAATTGAAAGAAATGAAAATATTGACAAGTTCGACAGGGCTAAACGTCAGATTCTTAAAAAAGCACTTGAATTAAATTCATCTATACATTCACATAGCAGCGAAAATGAAAAATATCAAGAAACAGTAAAAGAAATAATGAGAAGTTTAGACTTCTTGCAACCAACAGACAAAGCAAGATTGACTGCAAATATTCTTGATGTACCAAATGTGAACTTCTTGATGTCTTCTATTGACAACATTATGGACATTGCAAAAACAATGGAAGACGTTTATTTAAGAAGAAATCTTGAAAAAGAAATACATAAAGAACTGCAAGGTACAAAAAATATTAAAAAGAACGGTAGAACAGTTGGTAAATACGATTATAGAACAAATAAACTGTTTGAAGAATTACGAGAACTTGACAGATTAACACCTGAAAAAGCAAATGAATTACGTCTTGAATTAAGCAGATTTTCAACTGCTGAAGATAACGGTTTATCATTTAAAGATAAATTAATCAATAAATTCTTATCATACAAGGCAGGTGGTAGGACTTTTGAAGACACAGAACTTATGAAAGAACTGTATGATGCAATTGTTAAAATCAAACTTGCAGGTAAAAGTGCAAAGTCTGAACTTGATATGATGGAAAAAATTGATGAAACACGTGATATTGAAGAACTTATAAAGATTGTTCAAGGTAAAAAAGAAGCTAACTTTGTATTAAAAGGTTATGTTAATATGGTTGCAAACCTTGAATCAACTTTAAATGCGTTATTCAATAAGGATATTAAAGATAGATATGGTGCAGAAATTCTTTATGCTGAAACACAGGCGCAAGCGTGGCAACACGAACAAAAGCAAAAATTTGAACGCAAAGTTGCAGAAATTTATAGCTTGCCTGAATGGTGTTGGGATAAAAAGATTATTGAATATTTAGGTGAAAAACATACATATTCAGAAATCAGAAGAAAATATGATAAAGAAGGCAACTTATTAAAAGCACGTAATGTTGATAGAACATTGACCAAAATGGATATTATTCAAGCATATATTTGGTCAAAAAATGAAGTGCTTGAACAACGTCTAAAAAATCAATTTGGTGAAGAAACGCTTGAAGCAATGTTTGATGAATTATCAATTGAAGATGTTAAACTTGCTGAAACTATGATGCAATTGGCGCAATCGTTCTATCCGTTGGTTAATAAAGCATTTATCAATAAGTATGGCTTAGATTTACCACGTGTTTCTTGTTATTTTCCTTCAACTCCTGAACGTGGCAGTGAAGTTGATTTGTACAATGATTATTCAAGTAAATCTTTAAATAACAGTTTTACAAAACAACGTGCGCAATCAGAAACACAAGCAATGGATTTTCACAATCCAGTTGCAACTTTATACAATCATATTGACGGTGTTTCAAAGTTTATATTCATGTCTGAAAGTTTGGATAGGGCTAATTTAAGATTTAAAGACTTAGATTTAAAACGTGTAATTGTAAATAAGTTCGGTGAAGATGCGTATAGAACACTAGAACAAGCATTGATGAATGTTACATACAAAAAAGAAGCACCAGTATTTAACGGTATGAATAAAATAATTGATAATATGGTTGGTAACTGGATTCAAGCAAATGTTGCAGTAAAACCGATTGTCGGATTGAAGCAGTTATTATCGGCAAATAATTATGCGGTTGACATGCCATATATGAAGTGGCAAGCAGGATTTTTAAAGGCATTAGCACATCCGAAAAAAACAATTGACTATATTATGAGCATACCATATATAAAAGCAAGGTATGAAGGAAGTTTTTCAAATGAATTTTTAAAACAAACGGTTGAAAATAGCGCATTTGCAATGTCTAAAAAATTAAAAGATGCTTGTAATATGTTTATTAAAATGGGTGATATCGGTGCAATTATATTTGGCGGTAAACCGTATATTGATTATTTGATTGAAGAAAAAGGAATGTCAGAACAGGAAGCAATTAAGAAATTTATTTTATCGACAAATAGAAGCCAACAATCAAGCGCAATTTCTTCATTATCAAATTTTCAAGTTGCTATGACACGCAATCCCATGGGTAAACTTTTTATTGCATTTAAAAATTCACCTCAACAATATATCAGAATGTGCGGTGATGCAATTGTATCAACTGCAAACGGTGATATGACAAAAGCACAATGTGCAAAGATGTTATTTCAATTTGGATATTTGCAGCCGTTTTTATATGCGGTTGCAACATCAGGAAGTCTTTTAAGGTTCTTATTTACGGGTGATGATGATGACTTTATAAAGGATGCAAAAATAAGCATATTTAATTTTGGCACGGATGCTTTACCGATTTTAGGCGATATTTATAAATATGCGCTAAATAGAATCGGATATAAAGAAAAATATTTACCGCAGACAACACCATTATTAGGCGATATTCAAAATGAAATAAATAAAATATCAAAGGATGATGTAACACTTGAAGATTATCTTGAAGCAATTGGATATTTAGGGTTACACGTTGGACTTGGTTATAATTCAAAAGCATTTGCAAATATGGGTTCAGGTGTTGGCGATATTGCAACTGGTAAGGTTAGTCAAGGCGCAATGAAGGTTCTAGGTTATACGGAAAAAAGGTCAAAACATATAACAGGGAACGAAAAGAAGAAAAAGAAAAAATAACATTAGTTTTGAGTATTTACTCATTTTTTAAATAATAAAGGAGTTATAAAATGGCAAATCAAGTTGATTACACTCCCTGTAAATATACAGGGAATGGAAGCACAACGGAATTTTCTTTTGATTGGAAAATTTTTACGGCAACCGATATTACAGTTAGACTTGAAGTTATATCAACGGGTGTTCAAACAACCTTGACATATGGCACTGATTATACTGTTTCATTTGGTGAAATTGCAGGTTATGTTAAACTAAATACTGCACCTGCAGCAACAAGTTATGTAATTATTACACGCGAAGTTTCAGATTATCAAAGCAAGACTTATTCTACATCAACGGGTTTTCAAGGGTCTGAAATAGAAAATTCATTTGATAAAGTTTCATGCAATCTGCAAGAACTTGAATATTCAGTTGACCGTGCAATAAAAGTACCAGTTGGTTCAGCAAAATTAAATATGACATTACCTTTACCTGCTTCAAACAAAATATTGAAATGGAATGAAGAAGAAACAGGTATTGAAAATTCTACGGTTGATGCAACAAAACTTGAAACTATTGTTGATAGGATAGATGAAGTAAGCATTGATAATATTGATATTGTTGCAACAAATATAACAAGCGTTAATACCGTTGCAGATAATATTTCAGATGTTAATTCAGTTGCGGGTAATAAAGCAAACATTAATACGGTTGCAGGAAGTATAGGAAATATAAATAATGTTGGAAATAACATAACAAGTGTTACAACCGTTGCAAGCAATACTTCAAATATCAATGCGGTAGTTAGCAATATTGGCAATGTAAATAATGTTGGAAATAACATAACAAAGGTTAATACGGTTGCAGATAACATAAGTTCTGTTAATACGGCATCAAGTAATATGTCGGCAATTATTGCAGCACCGACAAATGCAAGTATTGCTCAAAGTTCTGCAACGGCTGCACAAAATGCAGCAAATAGGGCGCAAATGTACGCTTCTGATATTACATCAGGCGGTTTTATTTGGACACCCGTTGCAATAGCTGATTGGACATTAAATTCAGGCACAGGTAAATATGAAAAAACAATTAATGTTACTGATGTACCTGCAATAATTGCAGCATATAAAGGTGTTTGGAATAATAAAGAAGTTGTTGACGTTGATATAGTTTCAAACGGTACAAGTCATAAAATAATTTCTTATGATGCGTTTGACGGGTATATCTTAGGAAGTATTACCGTATTACAAAGTGAATATGATGATTATGCGGTTGTGTCTGCAATGGCTGCAATGGAAGAAGCAAAAGATTGGGCAAGCAAAACTACAGGAAAAGTTGATGACGATAATTATTCAGCTAAATATTATGCACAAGCTGCTTCAAGTTCTGCTGCAACTGCAACTGCTGCTGCAAGTTCACAAAACATAATAACTATCATAAACAACATGAGTGATATTGATACCGTTGCAAGCAATTCATCAAATATAACTACGGTTGCAGGAAATATAGCAAATGTCAATTCTGTTGCAAGCAATTCATCAAATATAACTACGGTTGCAGGAAGTATAGCAAATGTCAATTCTGTTGCAGCAGATTTAACCAATATTGATTCTGTTGCAGCAGATTTAACAAATATTGATGCTGCTTCATCAAATGCAACTTTAGCTTCCGAATGGGCAACTAAAATGGATGGTAAAGTTAATAATGAAGATTATTCTGCAAAATATTATGCTTCGCAAGCAGCACAAGGGCAAGTACAATCTGATTGGACAGAAGCAGATTCAACAAGCAAAGCATATATTTTAAATAAACCAACAATACCTGATGCGCAAATTCAATCAGACTGGAATCAAACGGATACGGATGCAAAAGATTACATTAAAAATAAACCGACAATACCTACTGTACCAACAGCATTGAGTTCTTTTACTGATGACCTTGGTTCAAGTCCAACTCATACACATAGCCAATATGTAACAGATATTTCAGGTAAAGAAGATATTTTAAAAACGGTAAATGTACTTTCAACATCAGGAACTATTACTTTAAGCGATAATTCAATAAATACAATTACACCAAGTGCCGCAGTAACATTTAGCTTACCAACCGTAACAGATAATACTAAATTTCATCAGATTTTAGTACAAGTTAATTTATCAACCGTTTATACTTTAACGCTCGGTACAAGTTATTATTTCAATTCAACCGCACCTGATATGAGTAATGCAGGAATTTATAACCTGATATTTGAATACGATAAAGCAAATTCTTATTGGGTTGCAGGTGTGATTTCTAAAGGAGCAAGCGCATAGATGAATATATTTAGTAAGATTTTATTATTGGATGTTGGGGGTGGCAACGGTGTTATTAAAGTAGCATGTTCTAATATGACCACGTGGGCTTTAAAGGCTGATGGTACACTTTGGGGTTGTGGGTATAATTATCCTTATCAACAGGGTTCAGGTGATACAACAGATGTTAAAACCTTCACACAAAGACTAACAGATGTAATTGATTTAGCTTGTTCTACAAATACCACATGGGCAATAAAATCAGATGGTACATTATGGGGTTGTGGGCAAGGCAGTAATGGTCAGCAAGGAAGTGGTAGTACATCAAATGTAACTACCTTTACACAAAGAATGACTAATGTTTCACGTATATTCTGTACAGGTTTTCAAACTTGGGTTATTAAAAATGATGGTAGTCTTTGGGGTTGTGGTTCAGGTACTGATGGTAATCAAGGAAGTGGTGGAACATCAAATGTTACAAGTTTTACTAAAAGGTCTGGTTCTAGTGAAGTTATAGATGTATCTTGTTCAACTGCTACAACTTGGTATGTTACATCTGATAATAAGTTATTTGGTTGTGGTTATGGTAATCAAGGTCAGCAAGGAAATGGAACAACGGGTAATAATGCTACAGTAAAAACATTTACTCAAAGAATGAGTGGAGTAACTAATATTTCAAAAGTTCTTTGTTCGGGTAATACAACTTGGTTTTTAACATCAACAGGTGATTTATATGGTTGTGGTTCAGGTGGTTATGGTAATCAAGGAAATGGTGGAACAAGTAATGTTTCATCTTTTACTAAAAGATTAACAGATGTTGTAGATTTTTCAACTGATATTGCAAATGGTTATACTGTATGGGCAATAAAATCAGATGGTACATTATGGGGTTGTGGTGATGGTAGTAAAGGTCAACAAGGTTCAGGTGATACTAATAATGTAACATCTTTTACGCAAAGAATGACTGATGTTTCACAGGTTGCTTGTTGTGATAGAAGCACATGGGCAATTAAAACTGATGGTACTTTATGGGGTTGTGGTGATGGTAGTAAAGGTCAACAAGGTTCAGGTAGTACATCAAATGTAACTACCTTTACACAAAGAATGACTAATGTTTCACAGGTTATATGTTCAGGAGCGAGTGATTATGATGGAGTTGTATGGGTTATTAAAAAAGACGGTACTTTATGGGGTTGTGGTTATGGTAGCTATGGACAACAGGGTAATAATAGTACATCAAATGTAAAAACCTTCACAGAACGTACACTTGAATAGAAAGGATTAATATATGAGTACAACAAAAATTACGGGTGCATCATCACCAAATAATATAACCGATAGATTAAACGAAATTATTGATTCGGTTAATAACAATATTAATGTTTTAGCTACATCAGGAACAATAACTTTAGCAGATAATTCAGTTAATACTATTACACCAACCGGAAGTGTAAAATTTGTATTACCAACTATAACAGATAATACAGTTTTACATAGAATACTTGTTCAAATTAATATGACATCTGTTTATTCAATAAATATTGGAACGGATAAATATTTTGATAAAAATGACGTTAATATGGCAAAAATAGGTACATTTAACCTTTACTTTGAATATGATAAAGCAAATACTTGTTGGGTTTGTAAAACAATGGAAAAAGGTACAATTCCAGTAGGTGAAGTTGATAAATCAAAAATAGGATATGCAACACTTTTATTAAATGAAAATAATCAATTGTTTGCTTGTGGTAGAAATGATTACGGGCAACAGGGAGATGGAACAACAAATAATGTTACATATTTAAGAAAAATTGCAAATAACGTATCTGATTTCTATGCAGGCGGTGAAAACAATCCTAATGCTTCCGATTATGTTTTAAGTTATTTAACTTCTGATGGTGATTTATATATGTGCGGAAGAAATAACTACGGGCAACAGGGAGATGGAACAACAACAGATGTTAACGCTTTTACAAAAAGGGCATCTAATGTTACAAGTTATTCAGGGAATGATTTTACAACTTGGTATATTGATTCAGATGGTGATTTGTATGGTTGCGGATATAATGGAGATGGTCAGCAAGGTTCAGGTAATACAACGGATGTTATAACGTTTACTAAAAGAGCAAGCTCTGTTTCATCTGTTAGTGCATCAATGTATTATACTTGCTATATAACGACAAGTGGTGATTTATACGTAAATAATTCATCAAATGTTTTTGCTTTAGTTGCTCAAAATGTAAGTTATGCAATTGCAGGGTTAAGTGGTGGTGTATTTTATATCAATTCAAGCGGATACCTTTACCAGTACACTAAAACATCAGGTTCTACCCAATTAGCAACAAGTGTTTCGTCTGTTGCAGTTGGTGTTTCAACTCCTGCTTCAATTTTCTATATCACCACAGGAAAAGATTTATATGGAAAAGGTGCAAATGGATATGGGCAGCAAGGTAACGGAACAACAACAGATGTAGGAAGCTTTGCTCAAATTGCGTCTAATGTTGCAAGCGTTAGTTGTTCAGGGTGTACATCATTTTATATAACAACAAGCGGTGATTTATATGCTTGCGGAAGAAATGACGGCTATCAACAAGGTAATGGAACAACAACAAATGTAACATCATTTACAAAAATAGCATCAAATATTGCATCTGTTCAGGCGAATTATTGGACTACAAGTTATTTAACAACATCAGGAGATGTTTACTTTTGCGGTTACAATTCCTACGGACAGGTTGCAAACGGAAGTACAGAAACTATAACAACATTTACACAAGTTAAATAAAGGAGTACAAAATGAAATATGCAAAAATCGTAAACAATATTATTTGTTTTCCGCCAAAAAACAAAGGTTCTATAGTAAATTACAACTTAGATACAGAACAACTTTTGCTTGACGGGTATAAAGAATTTATTGAAGCTGAAAGACCTGAAACAAATAGATTTTATCATATTGAATACATAGAAACTGATGTTATAACAGAAACAATTGTATATGATGAAACACAAGAAGAAGCAGATAATCGAGAACTGCAAAATGCTAAAAACAATAAAATTACACAAAACGATAATTTAAGAGATATTGCACTAAATCAAGGTGTTACTTATCAAAACATTTTATTTGATTCTGATACAGACCAAAAAGTTAATTTACTTGCAATTGTTTCAACCATGGGGGATGAAGATACGGTTGAATGGTTTGGGATGAATAATGATGTTTTAATCTGCACAAAAGCAGATTTAATTGCAATTGGTGAGCTAATTACACAATTACATACTTTTTGTTGGACTAAGAACGCTGAAATTAAAGAAGCAATAGCAGAAGCGCAAACAATAGAAGAAGTAAATGAAATAGAGGTGAACTATGAAAATTAAAGAGTTTATTGAAAACTTTACCAATGTTTCAAAAGCAATTATTGAAAGGGTTGAAACATACAAAGATTTATCAGGTGAAGAAAAAAAAGAAAGAGTTGATGAAGTTGTTACAAACTATGTAACGGGTGTAATTGACAATATTCAAGTAAATTTCATAGTTAGGTTTATCTTAAAGAAGCTTCTAATTGATAATATTCCGACAATCACACAAATTATTTTTGACCTGATAAAAACTAAGATTAGCGGAATAACAAAATGAGGATTACTCCTTTAAATAATCTCCCCTTTGGCTATAAATCAGTATTAAAGACAGAATGGTTAAAGGGGAATTTACCAACCGTTAAATATGGCATATACGGGGGAAAGCTAAAGCCGTATAATGTTACATTGGAACACATAAGACCACACTCAAAAGGCGGAAGCACAGAGCTTGCAAACTTAGCACTTGCAGTTGATGTAAATAATTGGGGTAGAAGCAATCAACCTTTTAAATTGTTTTTTAGCAGGGCAATATTTGACCAATACTGTGAACAGTTTAAAGACGTTGTTCTTCCTGAATTTGACGGAAATAAATATATTGAAGCACTAAGGAAAACAGTAGAAAGAGCCATAAAATGAATTTAGAAAATATTGAACAATATGCACCATATATTGTGTTTTTTCTGCTTTTTGTTTGGCAAAATAATGTTTTTGTAAGACCCGAACAACTCGAAAAAAAACACAGAGAAATTCTTGATGATATAAAAAAGAACTTTGTAGAACTTAACGCATACAAAGAATTTCAAAGTCATGTAATGAAAGAATTTGAAGATATTAAAGCTGATATGTCAAAAGGGTTTGATGACAGTAACAAAAACTTTGATGAGATAAAAGGGTTATTATTGACAAGAAGAAGGGAAGACAAATGAATGTTTCTAAGAATGGTATTGACTTGATTAAAAGATTTGAAGGGTGCAGACTAGAAGCTTATAAATGTCCTGCTGGAGTTTGGACAATAGGGTATGGACATACGGCAGGAGTTAAGCAAGGCGATAAAATAACAAGAGAACAAGCAGAAACGTATTTGAAAAAAGATTTATATATCAGGTGTATACAGGTTTCAAAACTGATAAAAGTGCCTGTTACACAAAATCAATTTGATGCGTTAATATCGCTTGAATACAATATAGGACTTACTTATTTTAAAAGTTCAACATTATTAAGACTTTTGAATGAAGGTAAGTATAATGATGCAGCAGCACAATTTGATAAATGGGTTTATGCAAACAGGATAAAGTTAAGAGGACTTGTAAAAAGAAGACAAGCTGAAAAAATCCTATTTTTAGCGAACTGACAATACAAAAATCCGTTTTCGTTTTCGGATATTAGCGGTTTGCCTGTTATATCGGGTAAACCGTTTTGTTATACAATGAATTATTTAGTGATATAATAGTAAATATATATTCTTAAAAAGACACAAAAAGGATTAAAAAACATTTATTCTTTTTTGTGTCTTTTTTAAATTCAACTGTTACCAAATTTGTTACCTATTTAATTTTTGATTATATTTTGAATATTAAAAAAAGTCTGTAAAGAATAGTTATATAAGCAAAAAAAATGTTTGAACTAAAGTCAAACATTTATAAACACGAGGATATCAAGGTTTTAAAAAGGTATAAATTTGAAAAGAAATAAAAAGAATTAAAAAGACACAATCCTTAACATTGCTTGCTTTTACATTGTTTTTTGTTTTAACATGTTTTTAGAATTTTTTAGAAAATTTTAATTCAAGTGTTACCAAATTTGTTACCAAAAAATTAAATTGTATGCCAACATTTATACCGGTTGAAACAAAAAAAGGAATTTCATATAAAGCTTATATCAGAATAAAAGGATATAAGCCAAGGTGTAAAACTTTTTCAAGTATCACGCTTGCAAAAAAATGGGCTAAAAAAATTGAATCCGATATGGAAGGTGGCGAATATAAAGAAGTAAATTCAAATGAATTAAAAATTAAAACAGTTGAAGATTTGATTTTATATTACAAAGAAAATATTGCACCAAAGAAATATTCATATGCAGAAAAATATGATGTTATGTATGATTGGTGGATTGATAAAGTTGGTAAAATTGATGTCGTTGATTTAACTTCTGCAAATTTAGCTTCATGCAAATTGTTACTAATGAATACAGAATTTTATAAAGGTAAACATTATTCAGATAGTACAATCAACAAATATTTGTTTTGTTTTTCGGCAGTTTTAAAATGGGCAGTTAATGAACTTGAATTGATTCCAGTAAACCCCATGAGTAAAGTTGAACATATGAAAAATTTAACAGAACGGTCAAGAAGATTATCTGAAGAAGAAATTGCTATATTTACAAACGGCTGCATAAAACATTCCCTTGATTGCTTAGTCTTCTTTTTGATACTTCAAACAACTGGTGGAAGATATTCAGAAGTAGAACATTTAACAGTTGAAACAATAGATTTTATTAATAGCCGTGTTATTTATATGAACACGAAAAATAAAACTAATCGGTCAGTTGCAATTGATAGAAGATTACTTGATTTAATTAAGAAAATGATTGAACAAAAAGGAATTAAATCAGGTTATATTTTTATAAATAAAAACGGTAAGTTGCTTTATATGCGTGGTGTTTTACAAAAAATTATTAAAGAATGCGGAATTGAAGATTGCCATATTCACGATTTAAGACATACTTTTGCTTCAAAAGGTGCTGAAAACGGTGCAAGTATTTATGATATTATGGTTCTTTTAGGTCATAAATCAATGGCAATGGCAAAAAGATATACGCATTTAACGCAGAAATATCAAGATGAAGTTGCGTTGAAAATTGCAAATATTATGCCTGTTTGGTCTTTTTAGAATTTGAAATATTGTCATACCAAATAAAAAACTTGTCTTCATTAATTAGGATTCTGTTACCATTTTCACCGCCATATTCAATAACGTCTTCAAAGCCGTTCTTTGAATGAAATCTGTATTGTCTTAATGCAGAAACAGTTGGGTAATCATGATATTTATTCCAATCGACAAGTGGTATTTTTCTTGACCTTCTAGGTTTTTCAATATCTTGCACATTCGGTTTAATCATTTTTTCAAGTCCGATTATTTCAAGTACAAGATATTTACATTCTTTACCAAATCTTTTTTCGCAATCTTTTATTTTAAAATCAATTCTTTCTTGAATTTCTGAATTTGCTAATTCCATTTTAAAACCTCATCAATTATATCAACAATTTTTCCATCAGAGCAGCTTTTGCAGTCAAAATGACAAACTGAATTTTCACAACTATCTTTTGCAATTTCTCTTATTTCTTTAAGAACTTGTTTGTATTTATTTACTTTGTTTAAATATTCCCAAGTTGTTGAATATTGTAGCTTTTTCTTCAGTTCCTCATTCTCTTGTTTTAAGCGTGTTTTATCGGATTCAGAATTAAAAAATTTATTTGTTAATATCTCATATTTTAATTTCAATGATTCAAGTTGCTTATAGTAAACACAATCTTTAAACCAACTACAATCAATGCCTTCAAAATACTCTTTATCTTTTGTTATATCTTTGTAAAATGATTTTTTTATATCAAGTTCATTATTTTTATTTTTGTCGTGCGGACAGTTCGGGTCAACGCACCACGCGCAATCAATTTCATCACAATATCTTTTATTCTCCATTGTTTAATTCCTTTAACCATTTATCAAAAAAATTTTTTTCAGTTACTTCATGGTTTGTGTACCAAAGAAGATAACAAATTGTTTCTTCAGGGAAGCCCACAAAAATTTTCATTTTATTGGTGTCATCGGCTTTATTTATAAGTGTATAAAGCATTAATGAAAAACTTGTATTATATGTATCTTTGCGCCAGTAGTAAAGATTTTTCATTGCTCTTAAAAAGCTACTTTTCATAAGCTGCACTTTGATACTTGTTGTTATTTCTTCAAAACAAATCAGATTTTTTGAACTATCGGTTTTATGTATCATCAAATTTGTCATCGTTCCCCCTTATTTATCTAATTTATTTACTGATTTTTCGATTGTTTTTCCGATTCCTTTTGCAACAGAACTTAATCCGCAAGTAAATAAACATTTCAACGCATCACTGTCATCAAAATCACCGATTGAACTTATGTCTTTTACCACTTCACCCATAACTCTAATCGGCATTGTGCATAATTCACCTATTGCATCAAATAAACTCATATTTACCTCACTGCACTTTTTAAATTTTCATTTTCAATTTGTAGTCTTATAATTTCTGCTTCTAATTTAGATAGATTGCTTTTATGTATTTTTAAAAATAGTTCGCGTGTATTAGTTACTTTGTATTTTTCAAATAATTTACGCATTTTATAGCTAATAGTTGATTTTGCAAAATACAATATATTTGCTATTTGTTGTATGGTTTTACCTTCCATCAAAAGTGCAATTATTTTGTATTCAAATGCAGTAGTTTTTTTATTTAGCATTATTTTCACCTTCCTTTTAAAAAAAATACAGTGGGTGGGAGAGTTTACCCACTGTATGGCACTTTCTAACTATTCCCATTCTCGTCTTCGTTTTGGTTGTTAGTTGAATCTTCTTCTTGAAGTTTATTAATAAAGTCTGCAAGTTTATCATCAACAAATAAATTACCGATATATGCAGTATCATTTAAAATTTCTTTATTCTTCTCATTACTTAAAAGCATTTCTTCTTTAAATGCGGTTGAAACAATTGCAAATTCACCTTTTTGTTCTTCGGATTCAATAATAAAATGGTAATCGTTATTATGTGTTTGAAATACATCACCTGTCCAAAGTTCTTTTTCATTATGAAAAATATTTGTCGGGCATTTTTGTACGTTCTGTTCATCAAATAAAGTTAATTGACATTTCGTTAATTCAATTCTTAATTGTGCAATTTTATCTTTTATATTTTCAATTCTATCTTTTTGACGTTCTAAAAATTTTTTAAAGTTGTTTACAACTTCAAGTTCTTTTAATTCATCCTTGCCTGTTTTAAAATTTCTGCATTTTATACTGGAACAACAATTGTCTGTTAGTTCATTAAATGCGATTTCAAGACCTTCATGTTCTGCTATTTCTGCAATTTTTTCAATAGGTGGTAATTCATTTTCAAGACTTGTAATTTGATTTAAAATTTCAGGTTTTGTTTTTGTCATTGTTTACCTCTTTCAATAGTTCTATCGGTTTAAATATTTCTTCTGTTTCACCTGTTTCAAGAATTGTGTATTTATAACCTTTACCCCAAGTTTTTAGTAGTCCGTCAGACCGCCAACCGCATCTTGAACAAGTATATTTGTTATCTGTAAGTTGTCCGCAAGAACAACATATATACATTTTTGTTGGGAATTTATTATTAAATTCTCTTATTGTTGCAAATGTTTCTTCAAGCACTTGATTGACCTGCATTTTTGATTATCATTGACCAACATAGAAAAACACCTTGTTCATTTATTCTTCCTTTGCATTCAACTTCATCACCTGCATTTGCACAACATCTACCCCATAAAACACACATTCTGCCGTTTTCAGGATATGATTTACTTTCAATATAAAAGACGTTTTTTAATCGGTTATTTATTTCTTTGTTGCGGTATTCAAAACGAATGATTGTTGATTTGACTAATACTGCATCATCTTCATATTTTGAAATAAATCTTTTAAACTTCCTTCTTCCCATTTTAAGCATCCTTTATATTGCAGCTTTCAATAATTTCTTTTTCTGAAATTTCAAATTTATTTGCTAAAGTTCTAAGATACGGCACAATAAATGCTTTACCGCCTTGAACTACAATTTTTTTACCGATATAAAAATTTTTAATATATTCAAGCGCATCAGTTTTATTTGAAATAGCTGAAATTTCAAGTTCAATTTCCGAAGGTTGATTTTCCTTTGTTTTTTGTATTTCAAGTTGTTTTTGACGTTCTTTAATTTCTTTTTCAGATTCTTTATGTTTTAATTTTCCAAATTCACCGTTTACTAATCTTGCAAGGTTATTATCTTTTAATAACCAGTTTGCGCACGGTTTAAAATTAATGTCAGTATCAAATCTAAGGTTCTTTAAGGTGTATAAAATATCACGTAACTTTGTTTTTAAATCAGGAATTTTTTTTGCATATTTTTTTAGTGCTTCAATTTCATCTGATTTTAAAATAGGTTCTTCATCAAAAAATTCAACATATGCTTTGTTAAATGCAGATAATAACCAACGGACATTTGCAGCATCTTTTTTATCTTCATTTTTTTGTTCAACATAATTCAGATTTCTTAGTATTCTATCTGAAATATAGACATTCTTATCATCACGTTGTTCGATTCTGAACAATTGAAAATCATTCATAACACGTTTAATGATTTCAACGTCTGTATGAAATTTGTATGCAAGCAGGTTTTCTTCACCAACAATAAATGTGTTTTGGTGCATAAACTCTACTATTAACCAAAATATACCGTAACCTTCTGCACCTAACGTGATAAAAAGTTTTAATAATTTTTTGTCTTCAAGCGGTGCGTAATCGTGCGAGAAAAACGGCTGAATTATTTTTTTGTCTGTTTTACACATGAAATAACTTCTTTATTTGTACTCTTAATCTATTTGCCATTAACTTACGTTCATATTTGCGTGCTGATTTATAGCAATTATCAAGTGCTTTATTTCTGATAATTTCATCAATACGTTTTTTGGTTTCTGAACGTGCGTATTGTTTTCTATGTTCTTGTTGAACAAAAAGAGGAATGTGAACACCTGTCGTGTCGGGTTCAAAGGTGTCATAAAAAAATTGATAGCCAAGACGATAAATTAAGTTAGTTTTTTTTGCGATTTGTCTTTTTCTAATAAATTCAAACATTTTTAAACTCCTATTTCTTTTGTGTATCGCTATTTTTCTGTTTTTGTTCGGTGATTTTTTTCTTTAAGTGCCAGAACTATATATTCACTTCTTGATAATTTTTTTTGCATAACTATTTCGTCAGTTTCTTGCAATAAATCAAAAGGAATACCCACCGAAACAGGCACTTTGGTTTTCGGTAAATTTTGTTGCATTTTGTTTTAATCTCCTAAATTTTGAGTGTAAAAATCTAAGGGTAAAAAATGGATTTTTTACCTAAAATGTGGTATTAATTAATTAAGTAATTAAACTTATTCTAATTATACATAATTTATGTTTGTTGTCAAACATAAATTATGTTTCTTAATAAAACTTCATACATTTGGTGTAAATATGTTTGGTAAAAAACTAAAAGAAATTAGAAAACACTTATCAGTAACACAAGACGGTATGGCAGAATTAATGAAGATACCTGCAAGAACGTATACATCTTATGAACGAGATGAAAATAATCCACCATATTCTATGTTGGTTCATCTTTGTATTAAATACAAAATAAATTTAAACTGGTTTATTGCCAATACAGGTGATATGTTCATTGCAAATAAACCTTCTGCAACTGATGATGAACTTGAACATAAGGTTGTTGAGGTAATGAAAAAATACGGTGTTATTGAGAAATGATTTTTACTATTTCATCAAATAATTTAAGTGCTTTTTCTTTTGGGTATGTTTTTAATAAAGCATTTAAAAGTGCCTTTAATAAATTTTTGATTTTCATAAGCGCATTCCTTTCTAAATATAGAAAGTATTTAAAGTGGTAAAATGGAATTTCTGTTTTTAATCACTGCTTTTTTATTCTTAATAATTGTGCATATGCACCTGCATATGCACCTGCATATGCAAAAAGTATGCACTGCATAAAATGTGCATATGCACCTGCATATGCAAAAAGTATGCACTGCATAAAATGTGCATATGCACCTGCATATGCAAAAAGTATGCACTGCATAAAATGTGCATTGCAGAAATTATGCAGTGCAATGCAAATAAAATAAAATAAAACTAAATAAAATAAAACTAAATAAAATAAAATAATAAAATTTAATAAATTAAATTTTATCTTTAAAGCGAAAAAGAATTTTTTATTTTTTTTAAAGTGCGGTTTATTAAGAAATGTTAAACAATTAAAATACAGTTATAGTCATGTTTTTTAAATTATAAAAATATTTAATTAATTAATTAATAATGACAAAACAAAAAAAATACTTTAAATTTCAAAATGTAATTTGAACAAACAACTGAAGTAACACAATGCAAAGTGTTTGCTTTGTCGTGGGAACGGTGAAAAAGTATTGATGTTCGCTAAATTACAGGGGTTAGAGTGAGAACAAAAAGATGTATTTGATTCAAGGTACACGGAAAATTCAGCATAAGATTATTTGGTTTCTTGCAGATATGAATGATTTTACCGAACGTAAACTTTATATCTTTGAAACATACGGTAAGAATCCAAAAATAATCACTGTTCTTGAAGAAAAAAACAATATAACGAATCAAATATTTTCACAAAAAGATTCAGGTAGAAAAGCAAAAGATATTATTGAACGGGAAAGTTTAAGAAAACTTTATACGTCTGATGATATTAAAATCATAAAAGGTAAACCCTTTGGTTGGTGTTATGGTGAAAATAAGGAAATACACAATAAAAAGGGTGAAGTGATTGCAATAAAACAAACTAGATGCGATTTCTACGGACAAAAAGAAATGGTTAATACTGTTGAAGTAACAGTATAATCAGTGCGGTTTTCTTTTTTGTTCTCATTTAAGGGGATAAATTTTATCCCCTTAAACTCCTAAAGGGAAGGTTGACAATGGCTGACTTACCAAAGCTAACAGAAAAACAACAACAATTTGTTTTACGTTATGCAATAAACGGCAATAACGGTGCTGAAGCATATCGTTTTGCGTATGATTGCAATGGAAGCAGCGAAGCAACGATAAACACTGAAGTAAACAAACTATTGAAAAACCCTAAGATTGCCCTATGGATAAAGCAAGCAGAAGCAAATGTACAAGAAGTATTTGAAGATGAAATAAAATACAGTGCAAAAGATTGTTTTGATGAACTTGATGAAGTAAGAGCAAGAGCAAAAAAAGATAAAGGGAATTACAGCCAAGAAATTAAAGCTATTGAATTAAAGGGTAAACTTGCAGGTCATTTTGTTGATAAACACCAAGTTACAGGTGGTGGACTTGCAAAAGTTTTGGATAAATTGAAATGATAGAAGAAATAAATTTTGATAAACTTCAAAAACTTAAAGACAATTTACCGTATTTTGCAAGTAATTTTTTAAAAATCAAAACAAAAAATCAAGGTGTTATTAATTTTAATTTTTCAAATATTCAGCTTGATGCACATAGACGTATTGAAGAACGCAAAAAGCAGGGTAAACCTTGTAAGATTATTTTTTTAAAATCTCGTCAGGTCGGAATGAGTACAATGACAGAAGCAAGGTATTTTTCAAAAATTTTATTTAACCGTGCAAAAAACGCATTTGTTCTTGCAGATAAATCAGATTCAGCACGCAATATTTTTTCAATGACGAAAAGATATTATGACAATTTACCTGATGCACTTAAAATACCGTTGTTAAAAGATAGTACAGAAGAACTTGCATTATGTACTGATTCAAGTTTTAGAGTTGGAACGGCAGGAAGTAAATCAGTTGGTCGAAGTATGACAATTAATTATTTTCACGGTTCTGAAGTTGCATTTTGGAATAACGCAAATGATATTGTATCAGGTATGTTGCAGACAATTCCTGATAATCCTGATTCAGAATTAATACTTGAATCAACTGCAAACGGTACGTCAGGAGAAGGTGCATACTTTTATAATATGGTTCAATCGGGATTAGACCCGAAATCTGATTTTATGACACTGTTTTATGCTTGGTTTCAACAAGCAGAATACAGAAGAAAAATAACTGAACCTGTTAAATGGAATGATGAAGAACTTGAATTAAAAGCAATTCATAATCTTGATGATGAACAATTAATGTGGAGAAGGGCAAAACTTTTATCTGACTTTAAAGGTAGAGAATATCTTTTTAAACAAGAATATCCAAGTTCAATACAAGAAGCATTTGTTACAACTTCAAACGCATTAATACCTTTAAACTTTATTGAAAGCGCAAGAAAAAACAGAGGGTTTACAGGTGAAGGTTTACCAGTTTTAATAGGAATTGACCCTGCAAGAAGTTCAGATAGAACAATTATTACCATAAGACAAGGTAGGGTAATACAGAAGTTTTACAGATTTGAAAAAATGGATAATGTACGACTAGCAGGAATTGTTATGCGATTGATTCAATCAATTAAACCTGCAAGGGTGTTTATAGATTATGGACACGGTACAGGGGTTTATGACATTTTAGTTTCACAAGGTATGAGTGCATTAATTGAACTTGTTCAATTTGGTTCAAGTGCATATGATAACAAAAAATATACAAACAGACGTGCAGAAATGTTTGATAAAATGCGCAGTTGGTTTATTCAAGAAGGCGGAGTTTATATAAAAGACCAAGAATTTATTGAAGAATTTGTAAGGGATATTTCAATAATACCTGACCTTAAAGTTTCTGATTCAACCGGAAGATATTCACTTGAAAAAAAAGAAAATATTGTAAAAGGTACAGAAATTCATTCAACTGACTTTGCAGATTCTTTGGCATTAACTTTTGCAAGTCCTGTTTCATATTCAACAAAAGAATTTGGTTTTGAAGCTAATCAAATTAAGACAGTAAATAAAAATTGGCAACAACGACTTTAAAAATGAAAGCAATTATTTTAACACAAGTTTTTGTTAATCAAGAAGACATTGAACTTTTAAAAAATACTGATATTGTTAAATATGCACTAAACCAACATGCGCAATATTTGAACCCGACATATAGAATTTGTTCTGATTACGGGGTTATCGGTAATTTACTTGTAAATTATCCACAGGAAATTATCACAATCCGTGATTGGGCTTATAATCCAAGGCTGATTTATGCAGGTCAGATTCAATTTAGAGGTTCAACAATGGTTGCCTGTATCGAATATTTAATTTCAAAAGGATATAAAAAAATATTGATTGTTGGTGATAACACGGTTCACCAAGTATTTTTTCAAGACAGAATAAAAACAGAAATTAAAAGAATACTTCAAGAAAATTCAGTTATTGAAATTTATCAATATTCAAATGGAAATTTTAATTTGCCAACAATGACAGTAAAACAGTTTATAAAGGAAGGGGAACAATAAATGGGTATATTTGCAAAACCAAAATCATTAAATTATTCTGCTGCACTTAGTTCTGCAAAAAAAGAAAAAGAAGATACCGCTAAAGCAAAAGCACGTTTATTAGAAACAGAAGGTAAAAATAACGGTGAAGAATTAAAAAGCGAAGAAGGTAAATCTGTACGCAGGGTATTTGGTTAATGTATAGTGAACTATTAGATAAAGATTCATATAACGCAAGTTATATTGTTGAAGCCGTACTTGAAAATCTTTGTGAAGACACAAAAACAGAATTGAAAAAGATTTATGGTGAATTTGATTATTTAGAAAAAGCATTTAAAGCGATAAAATCCTCTTATATATATGTTGTAAAACTCTTACGAAATAACCAACCTGTTGGTTTATACGGTCTTATTGAAGAAGGTTGTGAATCAGCAGGTATTTTTCTTTTAACAACAGATGACCTGCATAAAGGGAATGTTATCACTTTTATAAAAGGCGCAAAAAAGCAGGTTGATGAATGGTCAAAAAAATATAAGTTAATTATGGATAATTGCTATAAACAGAATACAACAATTCAAAAGTGGCTAAGACTTTTGGGTTTTAAAAAAAGTGAATATCAAGATGAAAATTTTCAGATTTATTACAAAGGTGATATAAGCCTGTACAATGAAGGAAATTAATAATGAATAATATTGACATAACAGAACAAGAAGAAAGACTTGTAATTGAACGCTTCGGGGAATTGAAAACCGAACGTAACAGATACATTGACCGTTGGAAAGATGTACAAGATTATGTTGCAATCACAAATGAAATAAACACTGAATTTGAAGATAACAAAGAACCAAATGAACAAAAAGATATTTTTATAAATGACCCGACAGCGTTTATTTCTGTAAATCAAGCAGGTGATTATCTTGCAGGTATTTTATGGAATCTTAACGCAGTTACATTAGAACCTTCAAAATACATTAAAGAAAAAGCACAAGGAACTGATTTATCAAAATTCTATAAAAAAGCAACTGAAATTTTTCTTGAACAAATGAACGCAACTGATGCAGGTTTTCAATCAATTTTAAAATCGTACTGTTATGAACAATTCAGTTTTGGAACTTCAGGTATAGGAACTTTTAAATCAAAAGAATTTGAAAATGGACAAAGTGAATGTTGTTTATCTTTTAAACCTTTTGGTGTTTGGAACTCTTGTATTGACGAAGGTTCAAACAACAAAGTTGATGTGATTTATACAGTTTATCATTGGCGATTAAATCAGATAATTGAAGAATTTTGTTATAAAGACGGTTCATATTCAGAAGAACTTGTAAATAAATTACCTGATGAATTAAAAAGAGCAGTTGAAGGTAAAAAGTATAATCAGAAATTTAAAATTGTATTTGGAATTTTGCCGAATAATTCTTATGCCATGGGTAAACGTGGCAAGAACGGTGCAAGATATAAAGGTTACTGGTTTATTGAAAATTCACAAAGCAAGGTTTTTAAAGTTGATTATTTTACCAAATTACCTATTGCAATGTGTCGTGCAATACGTGTAAACAATCAAATATATGGCGAAAGTTCAGGCACATTAGCAATTTCATCAATTAAAATGTTAAACCATATTGCAGGTAATACGGTTGATAATATTGAAAAAACAACTGACCCTGCACTGGGTGTTATTTCAGGCGCACTTGTTGCAGGTAATGTGTTTAATCGTTCAGCAGGTTCAGTAACAACATTTAACTCACAAGCGCAAGCAAACGGTCAAAGTCCGATATTCCCAATTTCACAAGTTGGTGATATTTCAGCGGTTGTTAATTTCTTAATTCCTGAACTAAAAAAAGATATAGTAAATATATTTAAAATAGACCAGTTGCTTGATTTTAACAACCAAACACAAATGACTGCAACTGAATCAAGTTATAGAATGTCAATAAGAGGAAAATCAATCAACGGACTTTTGACACAGGAAAAATCAGAAACAATTGAACCTGTATGCCATAGGGCAATTTCAATTATTAGTGAATGTGGTTTATTTGGTAAAACACTTGATGATATCAAGGCACTACCTGAAGAAGATGAAATACAAATTGCTTATAAACAGAAGCTAATAAAAGAAGGCGATTTTATACCTGAAATTGTATCTGAAGCAATGAAAGATAATAAACTTTGGTATAAATTAAAATTTAACGGCGAATTGGAAAAATTCTGTAATGCTGAAGTATATGAAGCAATCGGAAGATTTTTACAATATCTCAATGCAGTTCTTCAGATTAAACCTGAATTGGTACATGCAATAAATGCTTATGAATTTTTAGATTTATTAAAGTCGGTTTCAAATTTGGTAAATGACAATTTAATTAAAAACAAATACGACTACGAAGAACTTGTTAATGCTATGGAAAACGAACAAAAAGCACTTA